GCGCGACAAGCGCATCCCGGCCACCGCGCTGGCGAGGCAAATTTGCTGATGACAATGGAGGATCTGAACTGGGTACAATCAAGGCTTAGGAACTGCACCAACGCCCGCCGCCAGCTGAGAATCTGCGCCGAGTGCCTGTGTGTGGATGAGGGCACCCTGCTGGAAAGTCTGGGCTATGCCAGTCTTGACGCTTTCCGCGCGGCGCATCCTCAGAATAAGCGATCCCGCGGCCCGTCTGTTGAGCGCATCTGCAACCCTGTGCCGCCGGAGGCGATGCTGGAAAGCATCCTGTACTACTACAGCGGCGCGCCGATCAGCAGCGTGTGCAGGATGATGGGCTACACTCAGACCGTGACGCCGGAGGCGATCCGACATAGAGTGTGCAGCTGGAGAAAGAAACACCCGGCGCTTGCCGCCGGTATGCCGCACAAGCGGCCAAAACCGAAAAAGGAGACCAAGCTCATGAAAATGACCTATGATGAGGCAGGGCTGCCCGCCTACGCCTACGCAAGGAGCCGCTACACCAACAACATCGTCCGCATCGTGCGCGGGGAGCGCGCCCTGTTCGGTGTGGTGGAGCAAGAGGCCGTGGACACACTGAACGAGGCTGCGGGCGTCAGCCGCGCCCAGGCTGCTGCTATGTACGGCGGGGCCGTGTGCGGCTGGGACAGCCCGATGGCCGACCCCAACAACTACAATGAGGCCGGTGTCTACATCGGCCCGGAAATGGAGGATAAACATGGAGAAGAATGAGACCCCCAAAAACCTCGCCCTGCTGACGGCTGACGAGGTCGCGCTCAGCATCCTGGAGGTGGACGCCGAGGGCGTGCGCATCAAGCTGTGGCCGGATGTCAACGCCGTGCGCGCCCATCTGGAGGAGTGCTGTGAGCGTATGCCCGGCGGGCTGGCGGGCTACAGTGTGCGGCACTACGTTTGCGGGCGGTATCTGTACTGCGCCGTGGCCCTGGCCGACATCACAAAGGACGCCCCCTGCCCCACCACCTACCGCGTGAGCAGCGACGCGCCCACCAACGAGGCAGACGGCAGCTTTTTGGCCGCTGCTGCCGCCTGGAGCATCGGCGCGGGCGTGCTGAACCTGCCGCCGCTGCGCATCCCGGCCAGCAAGGTCCACATCGTCCCCCAGGGCAAGCCCGGCACCAACATCATTGAGCGCTATGTTCTGGACGATGCCCTCACCCTGGACGACATCACCTACAACGGTGACGGCAGCGTGGCATCACTGAGGGTGCGCAAGCGTGATGGGAGCGTGATCACATGGCAAGCCAGCTGATCGCCCATGTGGCCGCCTGGTACATCCCAACGGGCCAGCCCTTAGTCAACGACATGGACGGGCTGACGATTGACGGTGCGTATCGCCTGGAGGCCCAGCGGATGCACGCCGAACTGGAGCGCCGTGCGCGGGGGCAGCCCCTATGCGTGGAGATCGACATCCGCCCGGTGAAGAACAAGCGCACACTGGATCAGAACCGCCTCATGTGGGCGCTGCTGATCAGGCTGGCGCTGGCGTTGAGCGGCGACACGCCCGGCGGGGTGACTGCCGAACAGTGTTATCTTGACCTGCTGGCCGAGTTCGGCGCAGAGGTCGAGACCTGGCGCGTGCCGGTCAAGGCCCTGCCCGCCCTGCGCAACACATACCGCGTTGTGCAGATGGTGGAGCTGCTGGACGATGGCTATTGTATGGCCCGCCTGGGCCTGGGCAGCAGCAGCTTTGACCGGCAGCAGATGCACGACTTCCTTGAACGCATCTTTGACCGGCTGGCCGAGGCCGGTGTTGACGATGCCGAAACCACCGAGCAATACCGAGACTGGAGGCGTGCCGATGGATTGCATTAAGTGCAACAGCAGCCAGGTGCGCGTCATCGACACCCGCGCCAAGGGGACCCGGCGGATATACCGCCGCCGCGTCTGCATGATGTGCGGCTGCCGCTGGACGACGGTGGAGCTGCCTGTTGGTGATGTGCGCCAGGCGGTGGATGCCGTCAACGGACTGGAGGAGCGCCGTGGCAAAAAGCATACTGCAAAGCGATAAAGAGTGCTACCTCTGCCGACGGTTCTACAACCTGCGCACCACGCGCGGCCTGGAGGAGCATCACATCCTATTCGGGCGCGGACGGCGCGAGTTGTCTGAGCGGTACGGCCTCAAGGTCTGGCTGTGCCACAACCATCACAATGAGCCGCCCCTGGGCGTCCATTTTGACCCCGCCGCCCGGCGGGAGTTGGAACAGGCGGCACAATTTGCTTTTGATGATCTCCACGGCCCCGGCAGCTTTGCCAGGGTGTTCGGGGAAGAAATTTAGGAGGATACCAATGCCCCAGATCGTAAACAAAAAGAGCGTGCTGGAGATGGCGATGGGCGCGATTGCCGAGATCACAGACTATGAGGTGGAGCGGGTCGTGGCGAATATCATGGACCCCAACACCGCGGCGACTGCCAAGCGCAAGATCACCATCACGCTGACCTTTGCACCGGATGACTACCGCCAGCAGATCGGCATGGACGCGCAGGCAAAGACCACCCTCGCGCCGATCCAGCCGGTGCGCACATCCCTGTGCATTACCAAGGCGCGGGACGGCAGCCTGCTTCTGGCCGAGATGACGCCGCAGGTGCCCGGACAGGTAAACATGGACGGAGACGAAGCCCCCGTACCGGCTATGGCCCGCGTAGGCCGTGCCGGATACTGACACAGAAAGGACAAAGAAAATGGAAAACAGCTTTTTGAAGGACGCCATCAACCGCATTGTCGAGCTGGCGACACCCTTTACCCTGGAGACCCGCGACGGGCGTCAGTTCTGCTCCGCCAATCTGCGCGAGGTCAGGCCGGAGGTCCCGTCCCCGGTGCGGTACTCGGTGGACACGCTGGAGGCGCTCGTCAAACTGATTCGCACCGAGGGCGTGGGTATGGCACCGCTGCTGTATGTGCGTGTGGACAGCTCCCGGCGGGTCGTAGTGGACAGCACCTACACGGGCCGCGACTACGCACAGTACAGCCGCCTGCCGCTGTATGAGGCCGTGAGTGATGTGCCGAGCATTTCCGTCGACCAGAGCATGAGCCAGGAGAAGGCCGTTGTGGAGCTGCAGAGCCTGTACGCCGTCACCGAGGACCGTGACTACCTGCTGGCGCTGCTGAGCCGCATCGATGTGAATCAGGGCGTGTCCAGTGTGGACAACGGGATCAGCCAAGAGGTCAGTGTCCGCACCGGCGCGGTGCTGAAGGAGCAGCAGACGGTGAAGCCCATCGTCCACCTGCAGCCCTACCGCACTTTCCTTGAGGTCGAGCAGCCCGCCAGCGACTTCCTGCTGCGCCTTGACAAAGAGGGCCGCCCGGCGCTGTACGAGGCTGACGGCGGTGCGTGGAAGCTGGAGGCAAAGCGCAACATTGCCGCCTATCTGGGCGAGAAGCTGGCCGATCTGGTGGAGCGCGGCAGTGTGGTGGTGATGATCTGATGCTGAACATCTGTGCATTGCAGGGCCGCCTCGCCCGGGACCCGGAGCTGCGGCAGACCAACACGGGCAAGCAGGTGGCGACGTTCACCCTGGCCGTTGACCGCGGGCGCAGGGACGCAAACGGGCAGAGTCAGGCGGACTGGATGCCCGTCATCGCTTGGGAGAAGGCCGCGGAGTTCGCCTACAAGTGGTTGCACAAGGGCCAGATGGTGGCGGTGGACGGGCGGCTGCAGAGCCGCACCTACACGGCCAGGGACGGCACCAGCCGCACCGTGCTGGAGGTTGTGGCCAACAACATCAACTTCTGCGGCAGCAAGGCGGACAACGCAGGGGCTCTTTCAGCTCCCGCTGAGGGGCCCAGAGTGGGCGCGCCCGCACCGGAGTACAGCCGCGGGCCGGGTGACGACTTCGCCATGATCGAGGATGAGGGCGACCTCCCCTTTTAAACGTTGAAAAATTGTAGAATGACCTTGCAGGGATGCGCCGAAAAGAGCGCGGCGCACCCCTGTGTTAAGGTCAGCCATTTTTAGAAAGGCCAAGCTATGGAAAAACCCGGATTTTACGCTATTCTTCCCTCCCCGGTACGGTATGACAGGCGGCTCAGTGCGTCCGAGAAGGTTTTCTTTGCAGAGATCACCGCCCTGTCCGACCAGTGCGGGTACTGCTACGCCGGCAACGGCTATTTCAGCGAGCTGTACGACACGAGTGACCGCACCGTGCAGCGCTGGGTGAAGCACCTGCAGGAGCTGGGCTATGTGGCCGTGACCAATGTCCGGGACTGTGCCGCAATGCAGCGGCGCATCTCCCCGCTGTCAGATGCAGCGCATAAGGAAGCCCCGGAAACAGAGGCCGACAAAAATGTCGGTGAGCGACATCCAGTGTCGGCGGGCGACAAAAATGTCGCACCCACCCCGACAAAAATGTCGCCTACCCCCCGACAAAAATGTCGCCTAGAACAATACAAGAATAACAATACAAGAGAGAACAATACGCGGGCGGGCGCGCGCGAGAGCGTCCGGGATGTTCTCCGGGAATCCTTCCCGTGGAATGAACGGCTGACGGAGGCCCTGCTCGCATTTGAGGAGTCCCGGGCCGCGGGCAAGCATCCGCTGACCGTCAACGCCGCGTCGCTGGCCTGCAACAAGCTCAACCAGCTGGCCGACGAGGCGTGCGTGCGTGACCGCTACGGCTACATGGCCGCAGTGCTCGAGCAGAGCATCCTGCGCGGATGGGAGGGGCTGTTCGCCCTGAAGGACGATTTTGTGGATGCCGTCCCCACCCAGCGCCCCGCCAGCACGGAGGATCGCCCGCGGGAGATCGGGCCGGACACCGACATACTTGATTTTTTGTGAGGCTTTTGAATGGAACGTGCAACTATAAGCCGACAGCAGCAGACGCAGCGGGCGTTCCTGGGCGCGGCGCTCATGGACCCGGCCCGCGCACGGGAGTACATCATCAAGCTGGTGCCCGGGATGTTCGACGAGGGCGTGAGCCGCGCGGTGTTCAGCGCGGTGCAGCAGCTCACCATGGCCGGGGAGCCGGTGGACGTCATCACGGTCATCAACCGGGCATCGGCGGGTCGCCCGGCGGATGAGATCAGGCCCGGCGTTGTGGCAATGGCCGAGACCTGCCCCAGCGTCTCCAACGTCGGCAGCTATGCGGCGCAGATTCTGGAGGACTACCGCTACTCGCTTTTACAGGGCGACCTGCTGAAGTGCATGGCCAAGGATGCCATGGACAGCGACGGCGTCTGCCGCCAGCTGCGCCGCACGCTGGCGGTGCAGGATGCCATCCGCAGCACCCAGACCGACAGCACGGCCAGGGACTTTGACGCGGTGCTGGATTCCGCGCTGGCCCGGCTGGATGAGCCGGACGACAGCCTAAAACTGGGCTGGCCGGAGCTGGACCGGTACGGCGTCTTTGGTCGGCAGCGCGTCTGCGTTGTGGCCGGGCGGCCCGGGTGCGGCAAGACGGATTTCTCGCTGAATCTGGCGGCCCGGCTCTCGAAGCGGTACAAGGTCTACTACCTCACGCTGGAGGAGACGGCGGAGGCACTGATGGACAGGATCCTGTCCAAGGTTGCGCGCATCGACTCCGGCAAGCTCACCAACAAGAGCCTGGCCCCGCGTGAGCGGGAGATCATCAACAATGCCGCCGCCCGGCTGCGCCAGCATCACAACATGATGCTGGACGCCGACAGCAACCTGACGATTGACGGGTTGGAGGCCAAGCTCATGCAGTACAAACCGGACATCGCGTTCATCGACCACATCGGCCTGCTGAGCCCCACCGACCCGCGCCAGACCGAGTACCAGCGCGTCAGCGAGATCACCCGGCGGCTGAAAGTAGCCGCCATGAAGATGGGCATCGTGGTTGTGGAGCTGTGCCAGATCAACCGCGCCGGCGTGAAGGGCAACGAGGGCCGCTTCTGCAATCTGGAGGACCTGCGCGGCTCCGGCACGATTGAGCAGGACGCCAACAGCGCGATCTTTGTGGAGAACAGGCGCACCGAGGACAGCAAGGAGCTGCGCGGCGAGGACGCCTATCAGGATACCGCCGTTATGTACGCCAAGAACCGCGAGGGGCCGACGGGCGTTGTGTCCATGAGATGGCAGCCCCAATACCATCAATGGCAGCCCGCCCCTAAAGAAGATTTTGAAGAAATCGACCAGATGAACTGGCCGCAATAACACCCGCCGCCCCGGCGGGACAGGAGGATTACTATGATCAGCATTGCAATTATCAACTTGAAAGGCGGCGTCGGGAAATCCGTCACCGCCTGCAACTTGGCAGCCGAACTGGCCGCCAAGAACAAGAGCGTTCTGGTGGTAGACCTCGATAAGCAGGGCAACACCAGCAAGTTTTTCGGCGTGGCCGATTATGACAGGCCCTGCGTGTCGTCTGTGCTGCTGGGCATGGCCCGGGTGAGAGACGCCATTGTGGAAACGGCAATCCCGGCGGTTGCCCTTCTCCCCTGCGACATGCGGATGCTCAAGGCCAACCGCACGATCCTGATGGACAACGGCCCGCGGCAATATCATCTGCGGGATGCACTGGAAACCTTGGACAATAGCTACGACTACTGCCTGATGGACTGCCCGCCGGATCTGGACATGGGCAGCATCAACGCGCTGACGGCTGCGGACTGGGTGATCATCCCGGTAGACTGCGATGAGTGGGCCTGCGATGGCATGCGGGAGATCATCGACCAGATCGAGCAGGTGCAGATATACTACAACCCGCACCTCAAGGTGATGGGCGCGCTGATGACAAAGTACCGCCGAACGCGGTACGCGGGCGAGGTCGTTCACCAGCTCAACGAGGCGGGCATTGAGATGCTGCACACCGTTATCCGGTACACGGTCAAGGTCAGTGAGGCTAAGAGCGCGCATAAGCCGTTGCGGGTGTACAAGCCGGACTGCTCGGCAGCGCTGGACTACGGATGCCTGGCAGATGAGGTCGATGAGGCCGTGTCCAAGATGGACACGCACAAGGAGGGCTGAGCGATGAGCAAGGGGTTTTCTATCAACGACATTCTGGGCGACACAAAAGCCGCCGCCCCGGCGGGTCAGAAAATGCAGGTCGTCATGTTGCCGGCGGCTGACATTGAGCCGAACCCGGAAAACAGCATCTACGAGATCGGCGACGTCTCCATGCTGATGGCCGACATTGCCGAGCGAGGATTGCGCAGCCCGCTGGAGGTCCTGCCCGCCCAGAACGGTAAATATATGCTGCTGGCCGGACACCGCCGTTGGACCGCGTGCTGTGCGCTGACGGCTGAGGGTGTGACCGGGTTTGAAGTCCTGCCCTGTGTCATCCACCAAAGCCAGGGCGCGGATGATGACTTGATTGCGCTGATAACCTCCAACGCCACGGCGCGCGAGTTGACCGACGGCGAACGGCTCCGGCAGTACATTGCCCTCAAACAGGCGCTTGAACGCAAAAAGGCGGCGGGTAGCCTGGGAGGGCGCGTCCGCGATGAGATGAGCCGCATCACCGGCGATGGCACCGGTACGCTGGGGCGGCTGAATGCCATCGTCAACAACTGCGTGCCGGAGGTTCTGGCGATGGTGGAGCGCGGCGAGATCACCATGACGCGGGCCTACGAGTGCAGCAAGCTGTACAAGGTGCAGCAGGTAGAATACGCCAAAATCAAGTACGCCAGTATGCCGCCTATCACCGATATGGCCCGGCGGGCGGCCATCAAGTATCTGGTCGAGTGCGGTCTGGCCGACCAGTTTAAGAAGCTCGACTATGTTCGCAAGAGCGAATGGAACTACGCTGACAACAGGCTGGATGCCCGAAAGCTGGAGCCGGTGACGCTGGATCTGACTGAGGGCGAGACGGATGCGCTGCTTCGCATTGAGCCTGCTGGTTATTACAACTTTCGCGTGAGGATGCTGGACCCGGCGGATACAAACGAGGTTATTGCCGAAAGCTCACTCACTACACGAGATTTGTTCGATGCCGCCAAGCGCCTGTACATCAACAAGGACGATCTGGCGGCGTACAAGGCCGAGGTGAAGGGCAAGCGTGATCAGGAGCGTGCCCGGCAGGATGAGGCCGAAAAGTGGCAGGCGCTGGCCCGGCAGGAGCTGGAGGCGTTTGACAGCTGGCCGCTTGTGACGCGGCTGAAGGAGCTGGGCCTGACGATCCGTGAGCGGAAGATGGCAGACGGCGGGCGGCTTATCATTGCCGTGGATGATCTGACGCGCTTTTCCGGCCATGTGGACGGCTTCCAATACCGCGAGTGCTTCGCGGTGCGCCTCGGGCCGAACGGCGAGCGCGCAGGCCGGGACGGAGACATCAATGCGCTGGAATGGTACAAGCGCTGGTACAGCACCGGCGCGGGCATTGAGGGCTACATTGCCGACGACATCCAGCGGGCCGCGCGGGAGGCAAAAAAGAAATGAGCAGCGGATTTTGCGGGATTCCCGGCATGAGCCAGCCGCACCTTGACAGGTGTGAGGGGTGCGCCCACAATAAGGGGCTGTTTAACCTGGACTGTGAGCTATACTGCTACGGCGTCGAAAAGACGGACGGCGCGGGCATTGTGCTGGAATGTGATGACTTTGAACCATCTCCGGGAGGTGATGCCCAATGACCTATGATGAGTGCATCGTGTGGCTGAACCGCTACCGCGATGCCCGGCGGGTGGAGCCGCGATTGCGGGAACGGCTCCGGGAAGAAAACCGCCGAGCCGACTACGCCCGCGCCCTGCGCCCACCCGGCGGGGCCGGTGAGATTGACAGTGCGCTGCTGAGCATCAACACCCGGCGCGAGAAGCTGGCCGCCCAGCTGACGGACGGCGAGGCTGCCAGGGTGGAGATTGAGAGCGCCATTGCTCAGCTGGAGGATGCCCTGGAGCGCGAGGTCCTACAGATGCGCTACATCGACGGGCGCACCAACCGCCAGATCGCGGCGCGTATGAGGATCACTGAGCGCTATGTGCGCAAGCTCCACCGGCGGGCAATTTTCAAAATTATAAAATTAGTTCCGCCCAGTTCCGCCCCAGTGTGTTAAGCTGAGGGTGTCGAGCAGGTAGGGGCTTGATGCTCGGCGGTTTGCTCGTTTGCATAATCCTCCTAAGCGGATAGTCGCCCCACATCGGGGCGGCTATTTTTTTATAACTGGGTTGCAAGGTTGCAGGGTTACGGGTACGCCCGGCGGTTCGATTCCGCCAGCCTGGCCATAGTTAATCTCCTTGAAATAGCTGACAGCCGGGAAAGACCGGCAACATACCGCACAGCCGCCCGCCCAGTTCCCCGGCGGGATGAACCTTGACAGGTGCAAGACCTGTGTGCGGGTACGCAGTGCCGTTGATGTGGTTAAACTCAGCGGATGACGGACGGCAATAGACCGTCATGCCCGGCGGGCGGGAGAGCCTCACCTACACCGAGACAAAAGAAACTCCGTCTCGCGCCGCTGGGCATCTATGATAATTTTACGCCCCGGCGGGTGGAGGTGCAGCGCGTGTCCAGTGTGGACACGCAAACAGTATGCGGGAGTTTGCCAAAGCGTTTTACAAGAGCAAAGCGTGGCAGCGCTGCCGCGATGGGTACGCCGCCAGCGTGGGCGGATTGTGTGAGGATTGTCTGGCTAAGGGACTGTATCGCCCCGGTGAGATAGTCCACCACATGACAGAGTTGACGCCGGACAACATCAACGATCCGGCGGTCTCGCTGTCATGGTCCAACCTGAAACTGCTGTGCCGTGACTGTCACGCAAAGCGCCACGGCGCGCGGCGTAGATACCGTGTGGACCCGGCGGGGCGAGTGACGTCGAGGTGGTGACCTCCCCCCGGTCGAAAAAACGAGCGGGGGTGTGGTAGACCGGGCCCCAAAGTTCGGAAAAACACTGAAAAGAGTGTAAAGGGGGTGTTGTTGTGGGGAGAAAAGCAAAAACTACTCTAATTCAAGAGGAGTACAACAGGATCATGGCGCACTACGCCGAGCTGCCTAAAAACCAGATGGCGATTGTGGAGCCGCTGATCCAGAACGCGGCATTCATGAAAATCACACTCGACGATCTGCAAAAATCCATCAATGCGGACGGATGCAGCGAGGAGTACATGAACGGCGCGAACCAGTACGGCAAAAAAGCCAGCGCCGATCTGCAAGCCTACAACAGCCTCATCAAGAACTACAACACCGTGACCGAGCGCCTGGGCAAGCTGCTGCCCCCGGAAAAGCGTGAGAGCAGACTGGAGCAGCTGGCCCGTGAATAATTACATCTACGAGTATTACCAGAAAATCACGGACGGCACCATCATCGTGGGCCGCTGGATCAAGGTCTGGTACAAGTATGTTGTGGACGGTCTGGAAAAAGGGCTGTTTCACTTTGACCCCAAAAAAGCGCAGAAAGCGATCCGTTTTGTGGAAAATTTCTGCCGACACCATGAGGGCGCGCTGGCTCCCCAGCTGATTGTGCTGGAGCTTTGGCAAAAGGCGCTTTTGTCGGTACTGTTCGGCGTAATGGATGACACAGATCACCGTCAATTCCGCGAGGCCGTTGTCATAATCGCCCGAAAAAACGGCAAGACGCTGCTGGCCGCCGCCATTGCTGCCTATTGCAGTTTTTTGGACGGTGAGTATGGCGGGCGCATCTACTTTGCCGCGCCTAAGCTGGAGCAGGCGGGCCTATGCTACGATGCCTATTATCAGATGCTCAGCAAGGACCCAGAGCTGAGCCAGCTGAGCAAGAAACGGCGCACAGACATCTACATTGCGAACAGCAACACGAGCGCCAAGCCGCTGGCGTTTTCCGCAAAAAAGTCGGACGGTCTCAATGTCAGCCTGTGCGTGGCCGATGAGGTCGCCAGCTGGCCCGGTGATGCCGGGCTGAAATTCTACGAGGTCATCAAGTCGAGTTTTGGTGCGCGCACACAGCCCATGCTGCTGGCGATCAGCACGGCGGGCTATGTAAATGAGGGCATTTATGATGAGCTGATAAAGCGCGCCACCCGGTTTCTGCTGGGTGATTCCAAAGAGACGCGCCTTGCGCCGTTTCTCTACATGATCGATGACCCGGCCAAGTGGAACGATATCAACGAGCTTGCGAAAGCCAACCCTAACCTGGGCGTGAGTATCAGCGTCAGCTACCTGCTGGAGGAGATCGCCATTGCCGAGGGTAGCTTGTCTAAGCGGGCTGAGTTTTTAACAAAATACTGCAACATCAAGCAAAACTCTAGCCTTGCATGGCTGGCCTCCGATGTTGTGGAGCGGGCCTGTGGGGCGCACATTGACCCGGCCAACTTCAAAAACTGCTATTGCGTGGGCGGTATTGACTTGAGCCGCACCACCGACCTGACCGCCTGTGTGGCGATCATTGAGAAAAACGGCAAGCTGAATGTGCTGGCGCATTTCTTTCTCCCCGCCGAGAAGCTGCAAGAGGCCACCGAGCGGGACGGACTACCTTATGCGGCGTATGTGCAGCGCGGCATCCTCACGCTGAGCGGTGACAATTTTGTGGACTATCACGATTGCTACAACTGGTTCAGGACACTGATAGAGCAGTACAAAATTTATCCCTTGCAGGTCGGCTATGACCGATACACGGCCCAGTACCTCGTGCAGGATATGAAGCAATACGGATTCCACATGGACGATGTATTCCAGGGGTTCAACCTGACGCCGGTAATACGCGAGGTTGAGGGACTGCTGAAAGACGGCACCATCAACATCGGGGACAACGATCTGTTAAAAGTGCATCTGCTGAACACGGCGCTGAAAGTCGAGAACGACAGCGGCAGGTGCAAACTTGTGAAAATGAGCGCCGCCGACCACATTGATGGCTGCGCCGCGCTCATGGATGGGATGACGGTGCGGCAGAAATGGTGCGCCGAGATCGGCGGCCAGTTAAAGAACGCGGGGTGATGAGCATGGGACTGTTTCAATCAATTTTCGGGAAGATAGCCGCCAAGAGCCTCGCGTCTGGATTCTGGACAACGCTGGACGGCTACACGCCCAGCTTTTTGACCTGGGGCGGCGAGCTGTATGAGAGCGAGATCGTGCGCGCCGCGATCCACGCCACGGCCACCCACGCCAGTAAGCTGAGCGTCACCGTGCAGGGACCGGCAAACCCGAAACTGCAAACCCGGCTCCGGCAGGGGCCGAATGAGTGGCAGACCTGGGGGCAATTCCTGTACAGGCTTTGCACAATCCTGGAGGTGCAGAACACCGCCTTTATTGTGCCGGTCATCAATGAGTTTGGTGAGACAGTCGGCATGTTCCCCGTGCTGCCGTCCAGCTGTGAAATCGTGCAGTATGGGACCGCACCATGGCTGCGCTACACATTCCGCAGCGGCCAGACCGCCGCCATTGAAATGGCGCGGTGTGGCATTATGACAAAATTCCAGTACAAGAGCGATATTTTCGGCGAGAACAACCACGCGCTGACGCCCACGATGGACCTGGTAAACCTGCAAAACCAAGGCATTGCCGAGGCCGTCAAAAACGGTGCGACATTCCGCTTTGCCGCCAAGATGAACAACTTCTCCAGCGATGAGGATTTGAAAAAAGAGCGTAAGCGATTCAGCCGGGAAAACCTGCAAGGCGAGGGCGGCGGCATTCTGCTGTTCCCCAACACCTACACGGATATCAAGCAGCTGGAGGCTAAGCCCTATGTTGTGGCCGCCGATGAGATGGAGCGCATCAACACCAATGTGTTCAACTACTTCGGCACCAACGAGGATGTGCTGCAAAACCGCGCCTACGGCGACGCCTGGAGCGCGTTCTATGAGGGTAAAATCGAGCCGTTTTCCATCCAGTTCAGCGAGGTCGCCACAAAAATGCTGTTTACCGAGCGCGAACGCGCGGGCGGCACGTTGCTGATGGCGACGGCCAACCGGCTGCAATACATGAGCAACACCGAAAAACTGAACGTATCGGCCCAGATGGCGGATCGCGGCATTATGAACCGCGATGAAATCCGCGAAATTTGGAACTTGCCGCCCCTGCCGAACGGCCAGGGGCAAGCGTACACGATACGCGGCGAGTATTACCTGCTGGGCAGCGATGGCAGCGTGACAAAGAAAGGAGACGACCTAACCAGTGGAAAGTAATGATAAATTGTTGAAAAAGTTGAACAATGGCCGGGAATACCGCGCCATGCGGCTGGAGGTCCGAACCGCTGACCCCGCCGCGCCGGACTCCAAGCAGGAAGTGGAGGGCTACGCCTGTACGTTCAACCAGCCCTATTTGCTGTATGAGTACAGGGGCGACAGCGGCACCTGCTACCGCATCATGGAGCAGATCGACCCGCACGCTTTTGATGACTGCGACATGGATGATGTCATCATGCAGTACGACCATGAGGGCCGCGTCTTTGCCCGCACCAAAAACGGCACGTTGGCTCTGGCCGCTGACAGCGACGGGCTGAAAGTGACTGCCGATCTGGGCGGCACCGAGATTGGGCGGCAGCTGTTTGCCGAAATCAAGGGCGGCTACACCGATAAGATGTCGTTTGGCTTTACCGTGGCAGAAGATAAGCGTGAGACCACCCGCGATTTGGAAAACAACACCGTGACCGTGAACCGCACGATCACCAAGATCAAGAAACTGTACGATGTGAGCGCCGTGAGCCTACCGGCCAACGATGCTACATCGATCAGCGCCCGAAAATTTCTTGACGGAGAGATCGAGAGAATTAAAGCGGAGAGACTGCAAAGGGCGGATACCGCAACAAAAATCAAACTGAAACTTTTGGGAGTGTGAACCATGAAAAAGAAAACCAGTGAAATGACCATTGCGGAGCTGCGCGCCCGCGCTGCCGAAATCCGCACCGAGGTCAACGCCGAGGGTGCCGATCTGGACGCCCTGGAGGCCGAGGCCGATGAGATCAGCCAGCGCATCGCGCAGTATGAGACCGAGCAGCGCCGCCTCGGCATTGCCGCCAAGGTTGCGGACGGTGCCGGTGCGCCCCAGGACAACCCCACCGCCAGCACTGACGCCCAGACCCGCGCCCAGCAGTTCAAAGAGAACCGCCGCGCCGTCCTGGGCGTGGAGGAGACCCGCGCCGTCCTGGTGAGCGGCGGTAAGCTGGCGACCCCCACTGAGGTCAACACCGAAATTCAGGACCGCGTTGGCGTCGGCGTCTCCAGCATCATTGATATGGTGTGGGTCGATGACTGCGCCGGTATGTCCACTGACCGCATCCCCTACGTCAAGCAGGATGCCGACGCCGCCGCTGATCAGACCGAGGGTGCTGCTGCCACCACCAAAGAGGCCACCTACGACTACATCGACATCACGCCCAAGTCGGAGGCGGTTCTGAGCCAGATCAGCAAGCAGGCCAAGAAGCTGACCCCGGTGAACTACTTCGCCAAGTGCCGCGCCCAGGCGCTGCTCAGCTTGCGCAAGAAAGCATCCGTCATTGTGACCGATGCGCTGAAAGCCAGCAAGCTCGTGGACACCATTGACGCCACGCTGGACAGCGCTAAGAAAGGCACCATCAACGAGAAAACCCTGCGCAATCTGACGCTGAACTACGGCGGCGATGAGGCCGTTGAGGGCGAGGCAGTCCTGTTCCTGAACAAGAAGGATCTGATTGCCTTTGGCGATGTGCGCGGCACCAACGAGAAAAAGGCTGTCTACGAGATCACCCCGGATTCTGCCAACCCCAACACCGGCATCATCAAGGAGGGCGGCCTGAGCGTGCGCTACTGCCTCAACAAGAACTTGGCCGCCTGTGCCGGTACGGCTCAGACTGCCAAGGCACAGCCCACCATGTTCTACGGTGTGCCGCGCTGCCTCAAGCTGGACCTGTTCAGTGACTACGAGATCGCCGTCTCCGACGACTTCGCTTTTGACAAGCTGCTGTCCACGATCCGCGGTGATGTGGAGATGGGCGCGGATGTGGTCGTCCCCGGCGGCTTCGTTGCGCTGACGATTGCTGCCAACGCTTGATAGGAGGCTGTGACCCATGGCTGACAACGACCTGCTGTCCAAAGTGACGGTAGCGCTGCGCCGGTCTGATATGCCGGAGGAGCTGACGCAGGAAGTGAGCGACCTGGTGGATGCGGCCCTGGCTGACCTGAAACAGGCCGGTGTGTCCAACCTGGACACGCAGGACCCGCTGATCCGCCGTGCCGTCATCACCTACTGCCGCGCCAACTTCTGGCCGACCGGCGACTACGATAAGCTGAAAGCCTCCTACGATGAGCAGAAGGCGCAGCTGCGAATGACGACCAACTACACAGACTGGCCCGACGCATGAGCGCTGTGCTGTGATGCACCGCCGGAGTGCCTATGCCCGGCGGTGTTTTTTTAGTAAGGAGATGCCCATGTACTGGACGGAACAGATCACCCTTTTGCGGGACACCCCGAAAAAGGTGCAGGGTGTACTGGAGCACCACTACACCCAAGTGCGCACCGTATACGGCGAGCGCCGCAGCGTGAAGTGGGGCGAGTTTTTCGCCGCTGAAGCTGCCGGCACGACCCTGACCGCAGTATTTGTGCTGCATGCCGATGAATACAGCGGGGAGCGCGTGATCGAGTGGAACGGGAACCGCTACAGCGTCCAACGGGCTTATGAAACCGGCAGCACGGTCGAGCTGACCGTCAGTGACCTGCCACAGACAAAAGGAGGCCCGCCGTGAGGATGAATCTGGTGTGGAGTGATGAACTTACAGAACAGCTGGCGGGGATGGCAGACCTGGACGCGATTGCTCCGGAAATGCTGACCGCCGCGGCCCCGATTGTAACGGACGCACTGAAACAACGTGTCCGGCAGCACCACAGCAGCCGCGCAGACAAACACCTGGCGGACAGCGTGCGTGCTGGCAAACCAAAAAAGCGCAAGAAGGGCGGCTACGGCCTGGAGGTGAGCTTCAGCGGGTACGATACAGGCCACGGTTCAAGCCCGAAATATAAGGACAAAACCGCCCAGATGCAGAAGGCGGTATCACTGGAATACGGCTCTGCCAAGCAGGCTGCGCAGCCATTTTTGGACCAGGCTGCCAGCAGCTGTGAAAATGCCGTCAGTGTGGCCATGCAGGATGTGCTGCGCAGAAAGGGAAAACTATGACCGGAATCGACGCGGCCCTGGCCGCATTGGAGACCGTGTGCAGCAGCGTGTCCTTTGTGAAAAACGAGGACGACCCACTGCCGGACAGCTATGTGGTGCTGAGTGTGCTGGATGATACGCCGGAAATCTACGCCGGTGACCGGGACGAGCAGCAGCATCTAAAACTGCGTGCTGCCTGGTATGCCAGGGAACTGCCCCAGGTGCGTGCGCGGTGTATGCGCAACGCCCTGAGAAAAGCCGGTTTTATCATTGGCTCTACTGAGTACGGCTATGATAACGAGACAAAACATCATATTGCATACGTTGAGGCGGAGACCGACGACGGCTGCGATTGGAACGAAAGCGAGGAATAAATTATGGCATATATCGGACTGCCTTACTACGGCTACTGCCCTATCACGGTAACGACCAACGATGACGGCACTGAGACGGAAAGCCTGGGCACTGGTAAAATCACCCGCGCAGTCATCAGCTATGCGGGCGAGAATGACAGCGACAGCAGCGAGCTGTGGGCCGGTGACCGCCGCGAACAGCGTGACAGCGGCTCGCCGTCGGCCAAGCTGACCATTGACCGCAGCTTCCTGAGTCTGGAAGATGAGGCCGAGCTTGGCGGCCACCACTACGACGCCAGCACCAAGACCCTGGAACGCAAGGAGACCGACACGCCCGCCATTGTGCGCGTTGCCTCCCTTGGCAAGCTGAAAACCCCGGAACGAAAGCTGGTCTACCGCCTGATCGGGTATTACCGCGCCAGCTTTGACCCGGTGAGCGACACCCTGAACACGGCCACCAAGAGTGTGTCCTACGGTACCACAAAACTCAACGGCGCTGCCGAGTGCAACTGCGACGGAGACTTTGAGAAAAAGCAGGAATTTGATGACTACGCCAAGGCGCTGGCCGGGCTGAAAGCCTTCCTGAACATCAAGGAGTGATACCATGGCAGAAATTGTATTGCGCGGGCGCAGATACCCTGCCCTGTTCGATTTGCAGAACGTGAAGGAACTTCAGGAGCACTTTGGTGACCTGAAGGTCGTAGCCGAGAAGCTGAACGACCCCGAGGAAGCCGCCTACATCATCTGGCTGCTGGTGCGCGAAGGCGTGGAGCTGGATAACGAGGAACACCACCTGGACAATGAAGCGCCCAGTCTGGCCGTGGTCAAAAAGTTGATTTCCTTTGCTGATTTGCAGGGCGGGCTGGCTGCCAGCGTTGAAGAGGCCTTTATGGAGTTTTACGGAAAAAACGGGTCAGGCCGTCAGGTGCTGCAGGCGATGAAGACGATGCTGAGCGAATCTGGGTTGACGATGTCCCCGAGCGGCACCTTGACGGCGACCGAATCATAAATTTCCCCAGGCTGCAATACATCGCGGTGGGGCTGCTTGGGTATACGCGGCGAGAGACGCGATTTTTGAGTCTCAACGAGTTGCTTGAGCAATTTACAGAATACTGCGCCATGAATGGTATTGAACTGCCACAGGAAAGGGGGCTTGCAGATGTCGATGCCTAAAGCAGGTGTCAGCCTGGTCGTGGAAAATGACCAGCAATTCAAGGCGGCACTGAGCGAAGTAAACGCGGGCTTGAAGGTGAATAAGCAGCAGATGCAGCTTGTGACCGAACAGACCCGCGAAATGGACGACCGGCAGGCCGCCTTAAAGCAGCGGTACGAATCCGTGCAGCAGACGCTGCAGAGCTACCGGGATAAAGTGCAGGTGCTGCAGCAGGCCTACGAAAACAGCGCTCGGCGTGAGGGTGAGTCCAGTAAAACGACCATGCAGTGGCGAGCAAGCCTGATCAGCGCCCAGACAGAGGTTGCCAAGCAGGAAAACCTCCTGAAGGAACTGAGCGACCAGCAAGAGCGAACCAACAAGACCACCGCCAGTCTGGCGGATGTGGTCAACGGCCTAGCCAATGCGCTGGGAATCAGTCTGCCGCCCGGCTTGCAGACTGCAGTTGACAAGCTGGACGGCTTCTCGGCCAGCGGCGCAGCTGCCGTCACGGTAGTCGGCGGCCTGGCGGGAGCACTTGCAAGCTCCACGATGGACATGAGCAAGACAGCAGATGATCTGCTGACGCTGTCTACGCAGACGAGCCTGACCACAGACCAGCTGCAGGAGTTTGAGTACGCCAGTGAGCTTGTGGATGTCAGCACGGACACGCTGCGCGGCAGTCTGGTGAAGCTGACCAACAATATGCAAACGGCGGCTACCGGGACAGGCTCTGCAGCCGAGGCGTTTAAAAAACTGCATGTAAAAGTGTCGGACAGTAGCGGGAAGCTCAAGGACAACTATGAGGTGTTTTTGAAAACCATTGACGCCTTGGGCAAGATGAAAAACGAGACTGAGCGCGATGCGCTGGCGATGGATATCTTTGGCAGGTCGGCAACGGACCTGAACCCGCTGATCGAGGCCGGCAGCGGCAGACTGGAAGAGCTTGCGGAGCAGGCGCACGCGGTTGGCTACGTTGTCGATAATGAAACGCTGCAGAGTTTTGGTGAGCTGGATGATGCGATGCAGAAGCTGGACAAGCAGGGCGATGCCGTAAAACGCAGTTTTGCGGAGGCACTGCTGCCCATCATTACTGCGTTTGCCGAGGCCATGAACGCTATCCCAACGCCGGTGCTGACGGCAGTTATCTCTATTACCAGCATCGCTACAGTAGTGCTGCTTGTGGTGAAGGCCATTAAAGAATTGCAGGGACCGGTTGGAACCGTGAAAAGCATGATCGGCGGCGTTATGAGCTTTATGGATCCGCTGTATATAAAAATCATGCTGATCGTTGCCGGCATTACTGCGCTGGTGGCTGTGGTCGCTGTCCTGATCGGCAAAGGAAACGAAATCAACAGCGCCATGAGCGGCATATCCTCGGCTACAACGGGGACAATGCGCGCAGCCAACAGCAAGGTGCCGCAGTATGCCACCGGCACGCGCAGCGCGCGCGGCGGGCTGGCTGTTGTGGGTGAGAACGGGCCGGAGCTGGTTGCATTGCGCGGCGGAGAACGCATCTACAACAGCAGCCAGACACGCGGCATGCTGGGCGGCTATGCTATCAATATCGGGAGCATCACCATTGATGCCAAGAATGTGAAAGAGTTCAACGATATTGTAAGTATCGCCAAAAATGAAGCCATGAGCATGAGACAGGGGGCGGTTATGTGAAGACAAATTATTGGAACACAAGGAACTATAAGACAAACAGAACCGGCACTTATGTCTCTACATGCTCATGGTTATTCAGCACAGGATGGGGAAACACGGCGCGGTATATAGCATCGCTCCGAGTACGAGTACCAATCCGGTATGAGGGCTCGAACAGCTATATCCAATTTGATGAGTTTCCGCTGGCTGACAGCAACGGCAACACCTATTACAGTTCGGAAAAAGTTACCGTAACCGGCTACAATAACGGTGATTTTTGGGCGGACTTTAGCAACCTATCGCAGACCTACAAGAAAAAAATCCTCGCCTATGGCGTATTTGTAAGTGCCTTCCGCGGAGCCTGCTATGTAGGCAGCGACCGCAATGATGCACAAATCGAATGTGTAAGCTATCAGGGAAGGGTCACGCCGACTGGTACAACTTTCACCAGCGGCACCGTCGCACGGTACACAAAGTATCGACTGCAGTGGACTACAGACGCCGAGGATGATTTTGAGCGCAGGAACTCGACCTGCAAAATCATCATCACCGATCAGGACGGCGGAAACAGCCAGACCTATTCACTTAGCAATGGTGCGACATCCTTCGACCTGGATACTACCGCATGGTCAAGCGGCAGCGGTATTCGATGGCGCGTGCAGGTGGGGGCTTATGGATCCGGCACAGTGGCGGAAAGCGCCACCTATTCCCTGTCGCTGGCAGACCCCAGCGCCAAGGTGGACGACCTGCGCCCCACCAGCAAGACATACTACGGCTTTAACGCAGTATTCAGCTGGGCGTTCACCGGCAGCATTGCCAGCGGCGCGATCAGCGGTGCATTGCAGCAGGGATCCGCTGTTTTGCAGTACCGGACTGACAACATGGCTGACCCGGCAGATTTTGCAAGCGTCAGCGATGGCACAACCCATGTGAGTGTGAATTGCGGCACATTGCCCATAGGAAGCTACCAGTGGCGCGTTGTCGCCAAGAGCAGCGTGGGAACCACACACACTTCAAGCTGGGTGCAATGCACCAATGTCGAGGTGCCCGTCTCTGTAAAGGGAACAACGCCTGCGGCGGGTGCGTCCGCGCCCAGGGCAGTTACAAACCGCTTTAGCTGGGTGTTCAGCGTTGACAGCGATGACAGACCCGGAGATGTGACGCAGAAGAGCGCGACACTGCACTTTAAGGCGAACAATGAGAGCGACTGGCATGAGGTTGCTGTGGCCGGTTCACAGCAATATACAGACGTGCCCGCAAACACCTTTGCCGAAGGCGCTACAACACTGGACTGGTATGTTGTGGCGATTGCGAATACAGGCACAAAGGTAACCAGCGACACGATCAACGTGTCCACACTGGACACGCTCAGCACGCCTGTGGCGGTGAGCCCCGCGGGCGAGTACATGGATGATGCTGTGCAGGGCATCACATTTGTGTGGAAGCATGCCAATATCACCGGCACGGCGCAGACAGGCTGGGAACTGAGTTATTCGGCAGATAGCGGTGCGTCCTACACAGTGCTGGCCAGTGCGAATAATGCGGACAATAGCTATCAAGCGGACGCAGGCACGTTTAGCAGCGGCGTTATCTACTGGCGCGTGCGCACGAAGAATACGGACGGAGCGTTCGGCAGCTATTCCGGCGCGGCCATCTTTGCAATCCGCCGCGCCCCGGTGGCCCCGGTCATCTCCTACTATGACAACAAGCCGCTGGCAAAAATGCGGTGGCAGGCCAAAGAACAGGACGGTTATGAAGTTGCGGTGGACGGCATCAGCCTGGGTGTACGATATGGCACCGGGAAGGAATGGCAGTCTGACGCCGTACTGACGGACGGAAAGCACACCTTACAGGTACGTATCTACAACACCTATGGGGATGTATCGCCCTGGAGCAGCTGTAAAATCAATGTCCAGAATCAGCCCGGCGCGGCATTGGCTGTCTATGCCGAGGAACGCTGGGGGGAGGTCCTGCTATGCTGGGGCGCCGACAATGGCTATATCCTGCGGGATGGTGAGCTGATTACCAAAGCAGAAGGCGGTACTTATACAGACAGAACCAGTGCAGCGGCACATCAGTACATTGTGCGCGTGTTCGATGCAGAGGGCTACTACACAGACAGCGCCCCGGTACTGGCTGCGCCTAGTGTCCCCTACGCGGCCATAGGGCTGCGGGACGGCACGGACTGGCTGGCGATGAAATACGCCACCAGTTACCAGAATTACAGCAAGGCCGTCAGCCTGGGCGGCAGTTATCAGCAGTATTGGGGCAAGGAACGCCCCGTCTGGCACGATGCGGGGAATCGTGTGGTAACGCACACGATTTCCCACGCCTGCAAGCGAGAGGAAGAGCTGCTGGTGCTGCGTAGCCTGGCCGGTCAGGAAGTAATCTATAAGGACCGAGACGGGCACCTTGCCATAGGTGTGTTCAAGGACTTGCAGGAAAGCCGGGAGCACGGCTGCACGGCGCTGAGCTTCAGCATCACGGAGACACAGCAGGAGGCGGTGAAGTATGACCCGGTATGAGTTTATCGCGATGCGCAACGGTGCGCCCTACAAAGTGCTGAAAGTCCCTGCGGACACCACGCCGCAGATTCGATTTACCGGCAACGCCGAGGTGAAAAGCACCATCACCCTGACAATAGAGCCTGACGCGGATGTGAACTGGTTGACCGATATGCTCAGTGTTGTTCGGGTCGATAATGCAGATCGAGTTCCGCTGGGGCTATTCAACATTACCACCTGCCCCCGCAGTTTGGATGAAAACGGCAGCGAGACGCAGGAGCTGACAGGGTATGACCAGGGCTATTCGCTGCGCAACCTGAGCGTACTGGAACGCAGCCTGACGATTCGGGCCGGGACCCGGTACACCACGGCCATCCGGGAACAGCTGCTGGCGGCAGGTATCAACGTTGTCAGTATCATTGATACCAATGAGGTGCTTATGACGGATCACGCGTGGGAGACCGGCACGACCCGTTATGCGGTGGTATCTGCCCTGCTGGCGGAGATCAATTACCGGGATATCTATTTCGACGGCAGCGGCGTGGCGGTTGCCGAACCGTGGGCACCGGCGTCCATCAATACCCGGACGCACCGCTATGGCGCGGCTGAGACGACCCTGCTGCGTATCCCCATGAGCGTACAGGCGGATACCTTTGATGCCGCCAATGTGTTTGTGGATATCGTGTCCAGTGCAGACCTTGACGCCGAACTGCGGGCCGTGGCCGAGAACGTCAACCCCACCAGCCCGCTGAGCATTATGCGGCGCGGGCGGCGCATTGTGAGCGTGGAGACCGTGGAAGGCATTGCATCGCAGACTGCCCTGGAGACCCATGTAAAAAACAGGATGCTGCTCAGCATGATGGGCGCTGCAAGTTATACGTTTACCACCTGCGGCGATGTGGAGCAGCCCCATAGGCTGAATGATAGCATCCTGATGATGCGGGATGGAATAGGGCTGCTGGAAGAACAGGAATGGGCGCTGGACTGCGTTCCCGGCGGGCAGATGACCCACACAGCAAAGAAGGTGTATTACGACATTGATTGAGAATTATCAGCAGCGCAAAGCACTGGAAGTGACCACGAAAAGCGGTAATATCGCCACGGTAAGCGCGGTTTACAGTGACGGCATTGCGCTGATCCTGCCCGGGGACACGGCTGCGTCAGATAAACACTACCCTTTTAATGCGGCGGTTCAGTTTGTGGCCGGTCAGCGGGTCCATATCGCCAGAGAATCCGGCACGATCATTGTGGAATACCCCATCGGGGGGACCGTGCAGAGCCAGAGCCTGGGAGGGTGATTCATGAGCAAGGTAACGATTTATTCGCCGCCGTCGGCAGCTCAAGTTAAAAACTGTACGGCAGACTTTGACCTGCGCCGTGCGCCGGTGCCGATACATTTAGTGCAGTTCGATAAAACAATACCGATTCTGGCTGTGGCACTGTATAAAGGCGGCACGGCCTACAAGCTGCCCGAGGATGCTGAGGCCAATGTGCGCATGGGCAAGCGCAACAACCTGTACGTTTACAACCCGGTGCTGGGGTGCAATGAGGGGCGCACCCTTGTATATGTGGCTGTCACGCCGCAGATGACCACCCAGGACGGCGTGTTCTACCCGATACTGGAAGTTCTGGCAGGTGGCGGTGTGGCGGGGACCTCTCCCCTGCAGCTGGTCATCCAGCGCAATCCTGTACAAGAGGGGGACTTGGAGGATACCAGCGAAGCCCAAACGCTGGCAGACCTTGTGAGCCAGGCAGCTGCCAGCGCGAATGCTGCGGCTGATAGTGCCAGAATTGTGCAGGAAAATAAGGATGCCATTCAGAACGCGAATGAGAACATCGAGGCCATCAAGGCAGCCCCTGCCAACGCCAAGGCTGCTGCGGACAGTGCCAAGGAGGCCCGCAGCTGGGCCGTGGGCGATACAGCATCCCGCCCCGGCGAGGGCATGGACAACGCCAAATACTACGCCGCGCTGGCCCAGCAGGTCAGCCAGGGCGCGGTAGGCTGGTACCCGAACTACGAGGCGCTGTACGCGGCCCACGATACCGGCTACGATGGAAACTGGGCCATTATAGGCGATACCGATACCATCTGGGTGTGGGACAGCGACACGGGTGTCTGGAAGGACACTGGTGAAAGCAGTAAGTTTGCGAATTATTACGACAAGACTCAAATTGACGCAAATTTCTACGGCAAGACTCAAATCAACGCAAATTTCTACGATAAAACGCAAATCGACGCAAATTTCTACGACAAGACCCAAATCGACGCAAAACTGCCCAAGCCGGTGACGGTTACGGTGGCAGCCAGCGCCTGGACTACCGGTGATTACACGGTGTCCTGGGACGGCGGCGGCACGAGCAGCTACACCACCTGCGCCACTGTCACGGTGGCCGGGGTAACGGCAGACAGCCGGATTGCCGTAAGTGACCGCACGAGGGTGACGGATGCGGTGCGGATGGTCGCTGCACTGGAACCCGGAGCCGGAATGGTTAAGTTTTATGCGAACAGCGCGCCGACGAGTGCGGCGGTGTTTGTTTTGGAGGTGAGCCAGTAATGGTAGAGAATCCGTATAAATATCCTTATGTGCCGGTTGGCGGAATTATTGAATGGGATGGAACAGGGCTGACCGGCGCACCGGATTTGAGCACGCCGGAGAAGGTTGCTGCGGTGTATGGGTACGGCACGTGGGAAGCGTATGGCGCTGGACGTGTGACGATTGGCGCGAATAGCGTTCATGCTATTGGCAGTGAGGGCGGCGAAGAAACGCATACACTAATATCCACTGAACTTCCAAGCCCAATACAGTCTGAAAGAAGTGTTTTGATTGATGTAAGTAGTAAACACGGCGGGTTTGGTTGCCATATTACTGATGTGCCAGATGGTGGTTATATTGCCAAGGCGGATGCGATTACGATTGCAGGCGGCAACCAACCACATAACAACATGCAACCCTTCCGCACCGTGTACCGTTGGCGCCGTATCGCGTGAGGAGTTTATATTATGAGATTATCTGACGGCGAGATGCTGCTGCACTGGCCAGTTTTGCAGGATGACACTGATAAAATTAATAGTCTCTGCAAGAAACTTGGTCTTGTGGAGAAAAATCTCTATAAAACCGAGGGGGTGGAATAAGGTGCACGTTATTAAACTTGATGGCTACAATGCCACCGTAGATAATGGTGAAAAGCTGGAACTCGGTACATTTGACAGCTTTGGAGAGGAACAACTTCAAATTGTTAAAGCGCCGGATTGGGTAAATTTAAGCGTAATAGCGACATTCAATCCCCCTAACAGGAAGCCTGTTCAAGCTGTTGTTGATTCCGTTACTGGCGTTATTAAAGTTCCAAAGGAAGCTACGGCTGGCTGGTACGGCGTTGGAACGATTGTATTTGTCGGCCTTGCGGACGGCATACAGCGCATTTCTTCCGATGTTGAATACATTGTGAGGAGACACTCAAATGCAAGCGGTACAGAGCCAGCAGAGCCTACGCCTGACCTGCTGCAACAGGTTTTGACTCTAAGTGAGAACGCACAGATCGCCGCCACGAACGCGGAGGACGCCGCCAACAGCGTGAGGGAGGACGCCGACAACGGGAAGTTTATCGGCCCAGTCGGCCCGCAGGGGCCTGTTGGCGATACTGGCCCGCGAGGCCCCAAGGGTGATACTGGGCCGCAGGGTGAGCGCGGTGAGCAGGGGCCGCAGGGAGAGGTTGGCCCGGAGGGGCCTGCCGGAAAGGACGGCGTACAGATTGATGATGCGGCGGTGAGCGAGGACGCGCCGTGGAGCAGCAAGCACATCATTGATATGCTTTGCCCGCCGCTACAAGAAAGCGGCAACCCTGTTGTGTGCTATCCTGTTGCGGGATACCCGCTGGGGGTAAAGGCCAGCTGGGAACCCATGCAGGAAGGCAGCGGAACGCCAAGCCCCGAAAACATTCGTCCCATCAAGGGCAGAGACAGCGTGACGATCGAACGGTGCGGGGAGAATCTGCTGGATATAAGCCAACTTAAACCAGAAGGATATAATCTTGCTGGGAGTAACACTCTGAAACCGAACACCACATACACATTTAAGCCTGTGAGTTGCGGGGGAATTGCTTTTGCGGTTTTTTTAACTGATAACATTGTACCTAATCAAACGACTAAGGAACTCAATCTCACTGGCAACTATATCAACGAAGGCAGTAGCGCAACTTTTACAACTCCAAGCAATGCAGATAGCTATAGCGTTATGTGTCTGGCGGGTGGCAAGCGCGGCATAGATCAGGTATACCCTAATGTACAATTTATGCTTGTGGCTGGCACCACCGCCCCCACCACCTACACACCGTACATCGGGCAGACCAACACCCTGACCCTGCCTGAAACCGTTTATGGCGGTGAGGTGGACGCGGTGACTGGAGAGGGGCAGGAGACGTGGAGAACTATCAATTTACCTAAAACAGGATGGGTGAAAGATAGTTCTACAACGTTTACTCGATTCAATAATTATACCGCTCTGAAAGCTCCTGCTAACAGCAAAGAGCAATTTAAAAATATTCTGTGCAATATTTTACCATCAAAAAATACTGCCGATGGCGATACGGCGATTCAGCTAGAAAATGCGAATACTACGATGCTGCGTGTTTCCGTGAGCGGGATTAAAACACTTGAAGATTTCTTGAGTTTTCTCGACACCTATTCCGTGCAAGTCTGTTATAAGCTGGCAACTCCAACGCCCTTCACTGCGACAGGCGCACAGCCCATCCCCGCGCTTGCAGGAGCGAACAGCGTGCTGACCGATGCGGATGCCGTGGAGGTCACGGGACGCGCAGACCCCATTAAGAGGATTGCCGATTTGGAAGATGCGGTTGCATCTCAAACCTGAAAGGAGAAATCACCATGGCGATTAAAAGCAAAGCGCGGCACGATTTGACGTTGCGCAGCATCAAGCGAGAGATTGCAGCAGGACGCGATGTTGCGTTTTGGCTTGATAAGGCGTACACGCACCTTGACAACGGCCTGCTGGATGAGGCGGACATTGCCGAGGTGGAGGCGCTGGCGCAGGCGTATTATGATGCGGTGGACGGCGCACCTGACGAGGAAGGATGAGAACCTTGAAAAATACTGTAACGAAGGATCAAAATCTGCTGTATGAGGAGAGGTTAAAATGAGACTTTCAAACGGTGAAGTGCTGCTGCGCTGGCCTCTGGCCCAGCACATCATCACACAAGGATGGTTTTACAATGACGGCAGTTTGCATCAGGCCATCGACCTGCGCACCCAGATTGGCAACATGTATATCCGCCCGGTCTATGCCGCCGAGGACGGCACCGTGGATCAGACCCAGGACTGGGACGGACACACGCGGACGGGTATGCAGAGCTATGGCAACATGGTGCGTATCAGACACGCCGACTACAAAAGCAAGACCTTGCAGACACGGTACGCCCACCTGTCCAGCTATTGCGTCAAGTACGGCCAGAGGGTCAAAGAGGGCGAGATCATCGGCTACAGCGGCGTGACCGGCAATGTGTTTGGGGCGCATTTGCACTTTGAAGTAATCCTGAACGGCAAGCGCACCAACCCGCTGGTGTGGCTGGACAACGACTTCACCACGGCGAGCGGGCAGGTGTTTACATACCGCCCCGGCGAGCACGCTGTACAGCAGCCCGAGCAGGCCGCCAGCGGCGCTCAGACGGCCCAGAACGGCACCGGCAAGCTGCAGGTCATCACGGTAGGGCCGGTCTCGCAGGGCGATGCAGACGCCGTCTTTGCCGTGTGCCAGAGCCGCGGCCTGACGGATGCCGGGCTGTACAAGAGCGAATGGGCCTGAGGTGGTGCCAATGGAGCAGATTATAATCGCGCTCATCACGGCCGGGCTGAGCCTGGTGGGCGTGATGGTAACGAACTACTTCAACAACAAAAGCTTGAGCGACAAGGTCACACACCAGCTGGAGGTTGCGCAGGCCGTAACGGACACCAAGATCGAGGAGCTGACACGCGAGGTGCGGACGCACAACAACTTTGCACAGCGCATACCGGTGATGGAAGAAAAAATTGCTGTCGCGAACCATCGCATTGACGATCTGGAACGGCACGAGGAGAAGGAGAGGAAAATCTGATGCAGGACTTTTTGAAGAATCTGGCGGCGCTCATCAAGGTGAAAACCATCGTCACGCTTGTGGTTGTTGCAGTTTTCGCAATTCTTGCGCTGCGGGGCGGCCTGCAGCCGGACACAGTGATGACGATCGTCACCATGGTGGTGGCGTTCTACTTCGGCACGCAGACCGAAGGGAAAAGCAACGGCAAATAAGTAAGCGGCAGGCTGCTCAATGTGGGCAGCCTGCCGCTTTTTTACGGTGATTTTTGGGGCGGATTACTACGAACTTTTTACGAACTTTTGGCCGATTACGAACCATTTACGAAACATTATCTAACAGTATTCAACAGTATCTAGCACTATCTGATAAATGAAAAACCGCGATACACCAACCTTTGCAGGTTGTATCGCGGTTTTTACATTGGCGGAGTAAGAGAGATTTGAACTCTCGCGGCGGTTTCCCACCCTACGCCCTTAGCAGGGGCGCCTCTTCGACCTCTTGAGTATTACTCCACAAG